GGTCCTTCAAGTGATCTTTGTCCCCATACGAGCGGCGCTGATCATCGTCATAGTCGCCACCCTTTACGCTATCGCATGAGCAGCCACTCTTGGACTCTTCAACACTAACCCCTGCTAGGTAGTTATTATGTGAGTTGATGTTTGCGTTACCGTCAAACTTTTCCACAGCCTCCAAGTACTCGGCATGTGTTTCACACGGCAGGAAACCACCTCCGTGCGAGTGCCAACCGGAGCAACCGAAAGTCTTTGACCACGCCAGAGCGATATCAGGAGTAGCCCAAGTACCCTCTTCATTATTACCGTCACGGATACCTTCAGGCTCATCGGCGTCTTTGGCCTCTGGCTCTTTAACCATCATTGCGGGAGGAGCACCCTCTCCTACTGGAGCGTAAGTCATAGTAGGCTTAACACGAGTTGGCTTACCTAACGCTATCTGGTCTCCTTCTGTGGAAAATGTCGCCATCCACACCATGTCCTCACCGGTCTGGAAAATAACGTTGTTGTCTTCAATGTTTAAAATCTGTACAGGCTTATTCAACGCACGAGATATCAAGCGTCCCATCATGGACGACATGGCATCTACGTCGTTTGACGCCCCGCCCTTATAATCATTCATTGTGATTGTGACTTCCTTTGCTTGTGCATTTTTCTCGTCATCTTTTACAGAAATGGTGCCGGTCAACTGATTGGCCCCGTGCAGCACTGGTGAAATTTCATAAAGTTCAACTTCTTTGAGAATGTTAGCCTGCTTAACTGCATCAAAGTCAGCGTCTAAAGTCTTGTAACCAATAGACCACTCTTGGTCATGCCCGTAGAAAGCAACATTAGCAAAAGCCTCACGGCCACGCTCTGTGTTCAAATTGAACTGAACCTTGGCAAATAGCCCACCTACTCCTGCCTGCTTCATCTTATCAGGAAGCCGGGGGTCAGTCTTGGGTACTTCATAGATTTCAATAACTTTACCGATTGGTTGATTCCAGTCGTGACCCCATACAACTCTAGGCTTGCGACGCTTTAAGGAACCAGAAAATGCGCCGGAGATAACAATATCCCCAACTGAGTCTTTATTACCGATGCCTGATACGAACGCTTCTACGATTCCTTGCGCTTTATCAATCCCGATTTGGCCTGAAATAGCCTTAAAATCAAAAGCCTCGTCGGTTTCTGATGCTTGATTTTGTGAAACTAGAGTAGTCATGACTCTCCTTAAGTACCATTGCAACATTCATATGATACACCCCTCCAGTAGATGATGATGAAGTGTTTATATAAACATGCTATTTTCTTTTTATATAATTATACGCCGAACTTTAATACACACCTACAGTTTATAGTCAGCGGCGGCGGAGCAAGAGGGTCTTTAGGGAACCTGATAGCCACACCGTCCACGAAAAATGCGGAACCTACAGGTACTTTATCCCCGTGTAACTTGCGATGATCGGTCCGAACACGCTCATCACGAAGCGACACCCACTGCTTATAAACACTTAAACCGTCCCTTGACTCCTTTACGGAATCCTGTAAGCCCTGATTGTACGGACCTAATACAGCAGAATCAATAATTAAAGGCTTACGCTTTGATCGCAGTTTATTGAAAACACTTTTAACTAAAGAATAGGCTAAAGCGACTTTGAGAGCAATGTCAACATCTCTGCCATCTTCGTCAGTAAGTGCTGCTGCGACACCAAGTGCTGCAATAACTTGATCACGAGTCGTGGAATTGAAAGAGTTAACTACAGATGCCTGATTTGCTAATGCAGCGGATCGCTCTTCACCACTTACCTGTCGTCCATAACCCTCGGTGATATTGTCAGAAATGGCCTTGTCATAAACTGCGCCCATTGCCTCAACTAGTTGGTTTGTCTGAAGAGACAGCATATACACAGAAAGGATTCCCGCTACAGCGCCAGCGCCAAAAAGGGCCTTACCTTCGTCGCTATTCAATCTATCTAAAACTAATTGCTCTTGTGTATCAAAAATTTCCTCTAAAGCCGAAGACACTTCGTCTTCCATCGAATCTACACGATAAAGTGTTTTCTCTTCCCAAGTAGGCAAAAGACTTAAATTAGTTTGGCTATCTACTAAGGAGATTGATTTTGTAAAGGGCGGCTCTGCTCACCCTCCGCTTCACTTAACTCACTAGGTACTTGAGCGGCGCTAGCCTCAATCCGCTGTGTCCCTTGAACCGTCCCCGTGGGAACAAATGCCCCTTGTTCCGGACTAAATTCTGTGACCTGCTGTTGCTGTGCTTCTGAAGCCTGCACGTCTAAGGGAACGCCTCCCTGAACGTCTGCCCCCTCATTCATTGGCTTTTCTGTGTTGGCAATTGGTGTCTGGTTGGGGTTAGACAACAACGAGTCAGCAATGTCTGAAACAACTTTCTTTCTTCCAGACGCCTCTCGGTACTCATTGGTGCTAATGAGACCCTGCTGGTATTCTGTCAAATAGTGACGCTCACGCTCCTGTTTTGCAAGAACAAGGATGGGGACGTTTGACGTATCGAAATCAATGAAGTAGGTGTCATCAAGTCTATCAAATGAACGAGCAATCAAATCCAAGTGGGGTGACATCGTTTCCATCCAGAACACCTTGCCCTCTTCCATGGCGTTAGAGAATGTTCTATTTGAGGAGTTACCAATAATCGACTCTGGTACACCAAATGCCGCTAGAATCTCCTCTTTTGTAACAGTACGCATTTGAATATATGCCGCATCCCGTGGGCTGGCAGCAGTATCAACGAAGTCGGCACCATCGTCAGATGAAATCACGCCTACCGAACCAACACGTCCAATATTCCCACGAAACCTTGAGCGCAACTCCTCTTTATCCTCGTCAGCAATCTCGCTACGAAGGACAAGGAGACCACCCGGACGGCCATCGTTAATCAAAAAGTTTCGGTTATAAATTTTTGCTAAGTTCTCTAATTCAATAGCAACGCCTGCAGCCTCCATTGGGGTCATGGATAGGTACGGGTCTAATGGGTGTGGGCGTCTAATCCAAATAACATTCTTAGGTGGGATAGTGCGCTTTTCCATTGCGCTTATCTTTACCTCAAACCCTTTAACAAAGTTGTTTACATCGGGAATAGGGGAGGTATTCTGAGGAGGAAGTAGGTGCAAAGCAATTGGTACACCACTACGTCCACGAACAATTTCGACAAAAGCACCCCGGCTGCTCATTAACAACTGAGAAGATAGTCGATAGCGGAAAGCGAAAGCGTTTTCCCCAGCATTCGCTGTGTTATTGAATAGACGTAGTAATGAGTGGTCGTCTACAATTTCACCAAATGGATTATTGTCTTTTCTGAATATCATGGGTAGACGTGCTTGGTTGGAAGCAATAACGTCTATAGCCCGGAAAACCCATGTTACTTTAGCCACACCTTCACGGTATGCTTTAACAATATCCCAACCGTCATGGTACCCTTCGTTTCTTCCCTGAATTGAAGGACTGTACGAAATGGGTGCACCGACTGAGACGGGAGCCGCTTTCTGACCAGTTACAATATTTTCAAGAGATTTACTAGACGTATTGTTCCAAGCCATTACTCAGCCCCTAATAGATAGCCGTACGCACCGCAAGCGAATCCAGCACTTGCCAGACCCCATCCTAAACTTAGTATACTAACACCAAAGCCTATTAATAGTATACCAGCGCACATAAGAATATGTGCCGCTGCAGATCGATTTACAAGATTCTTCATGAATATACTTTACCGTGAATTTGTCTAGGAGACAAGCACATATGTCCAACGAAACAGCCGACTGGCAGAAAATCAAAGAATATCTTGAGCCAAAGCGCTCAGAGTATTGGGTGGAGGAGCCATCTCTGACACAAAAGGTATTCTTGAAAGCAACAACTCAGGAAGTATTATTTGGTGGTGCCGCTGGTGGGGGAAAGTCATCTGCCCTTATTATGGCGGCACTCCAATATGTGGACGTTCCGGGCTATAGCGCTATCCTTTTCCGACGAACTTACGCCGACCTTGCTCTACCCGGAGCACTCATGGACCGATTTAGGGACTGGATAATGCAGTATGACGATGTTAACTGGAACGCTAACCAGTATACTGCAACATTCCCAAGCGGAGCACGAATCACATTCGGCTACTTGAATAACGTTAACGACTATCTGAGATACAAAGGTTCCGAATTCCAATTCATCGGAATGGACGAGGTTACTGAAATTAGAGAATCAGACTATCGCTATATGTTCTCTCGTCTCCGCCGACCGGCATCAGGGCCACTGGCACAAGTACCTCTGCGTATGAGGGCAGCGACAAACCCTGCGCCCAACTGGGTGAGGCAACGGTTCTTGGTGGAAGGTAAAAAGACAGGAAGAATATTTATTCCTTCAATGCTTACAGACAACCCCGGAATCGACCCAGACTCCTACCGAGCCATGCTGGCAGAACTAGACCCCGTGGAAAGAAAGAGGCTGGAGTTTGGAGACTGGTGGTCAACCACGCTTGGGTCAATGTTTGATAGGAACAACTTTGAGGTTGTAGAACCATCAGAGATACCTACATTCTCAAAAGACACATCCATTATCAGATTCTGGGATTTGGCTGGAACAGAGCCATCACAATCAAACCCCGACCCTGACTGGACTGTTGGCTGTCTCGGCGCATTCGATAACGGAGTTTTCTATATTCTTGACGTGCGTAGAATTCGTGCTAAAGGTGAAAAAATTGAAAAGTTTATTAGAGACACTGCGGAAGAAGACGGTGTAGAAATAGCAATTCAAATGGAGCAAGAACCCGGCTCTGCGGGAAAGAACCTAATCGACCAATATGCTAGATACGTATTGCCCGGATATGCGTTCTCTGGTCAGAGAGCAACAGGAGACAAGGTTACACGAGCAAAACCGTTTGCCGCAGCAGTGGCTAATGGGAACGTACGACTCGTTCAGGCAGACTGGAACACAGACTTTATTGATGAAATGTCAGCATTCCCAGAAGCACGAGTCCACGACGACCAAGTTGACGCAGCGACACATGCATTCAATGTTTGTGCAGGGCTTGGAATGGGGCTCAAGCGAAAGATAGAAATTATCTGCTAAAGAGTTTCCCAACTCAAATGCTTGCGGTATACATCGGGCTTGACCACTGTCGGGTCTACCCACCAATCCTCATGAATTGTTCTAGCAACAAGAGTGTATCCTAACGCATCAAGAATTTCTCTTTGAGCGTCACGTATAGATGTATTCCTAAAATACATGTTAGCATCATGCTCAAACGTTATGACAGTAAACCTGTACAAAGTCAGCGGTAGGGCAATGAGTCCCAACAACGAAGTGTACGGGCTTCCGTTAGGGCGCATTTCCTCAGTATACCCAGCATCAATATCTACCTGTAAAAAGTCGATCTGGTTAGGGAACCCTGCAGACTTAAAGTAATCAGTGTAATCGAAATCAAGCGCATCACCAT